AAGCCGGAGTTCGTGCCTGGCCACTACCAGAACGTTAACGACGACTGGCTCGTGGAGTACTTCTGCCAAGAGCCGGGTGAGAACTGGAACCGAGTGAACGTCACTCCTGCTGATTGAGGGACTTGGCCCACACTCTGTGTGGGCTTTGTTCTCCACTTAGAAGGGATACACCATGAGTGAGTGGCAGTACCGCAAGTACTACGGCGCCAAGATCGGGCCGGATAATGATGGATGGACCGGCTGGGCAGATCTGTACACAGGAGAGCTGTACTACAACCCCACCCAACTGCTGTTGGATGCGCCCGGGGAAGGTCGTATCGAGTTCCGCAAGACTCCTCAGGATGACCCGCACTGTGAGCGGTGCGAGCTGGCAGTGGAAGACCTCGGACTGTGCTTCCCGCACCTGAACGAGGAGCTGGACCTGTTCAATGCGGAAGATGACCCGTGGCCGGACTTTGAGGACGAACGAGGGCTCGACCTCATGAGTGAGGAATCCGACTCGGATTCCCACTTCCCGGCCTGGGAGCAGGACGAGTTGGACAACTACACAGGGTACGGTGCCTGATGCCGTTCACTGTCGTTGACCCTGGCGTACCGGATGAGCACGACTGTATGGACCCAGTCGGCGACATGCCGTTCGTGTGGAACTTCCCACAGGGTGCCGTGATCGAGTGCGACACCTGCGGACAGCGCTGGTATCATGGTAAGTTCCACTTCTGGGAGAAGACCGATTGGAAGGGCGACAAGTAATGAAGATCCGAAGCATCATCGCTGTCTCAGCGCTAGCCGCTGGTATCCTCGCGGGGACCTCCGCGTGTGACACAGGTCCGGCTTGTGTCAGCGGGCACTACGACTACGTGCCTATGCCCATCTACAACGGCAAGACCACCATCATCACGGTCATGCCTGTCTGGCAGTGCGACGTCTACGCCACTCCCTCAGAGAAGAGCAAGTAATGGGCTCCGTGCTGTGGTTCTACTGTGAGACGTGGCTGATCGTACTCGGAGGTGGGTACGCCCTTGTAGGGCTTCTCTACCTGGCCGAGAGGCAGATCACCAAGTGGCTCGACAAGAGGAATGGTGAGTGATGGTGTACTACGCGCAGGTGTACAGCAAGCGAACGGGCCATTGGCTGACTATCGGGGACGAGGCTCACTCGCTTGAGCAAGCGGCCGGGTACATCGGCCTGTACGGAATGGCTAGCGACAAGACCCGGATTGTCATCTACATGCAGGGTGCCACCGGCCAGGAGCTCCTGGATCGGTTGACGGACTGATGACCTGGCAGTTCGCACTGGTGTTGCTTGTCACGTACATAGTCTCCAGTACCGTGACCGCCCTGCTCATAGGCAGGGTCATCAAGAGGAGTAAGTAGACACAGAGTAGCCCCTCAAGCCAAGTGGCTTGAGGGGCTTTCTTTGTTTCTAGGCTCAGAGAGCCTGTGTGAAGCCCTTGCAGGTACACTGCCTCCCGATGGACCACTTCACTCCTGGGAAGTCCTCTGTGCCCGGCTCCGTGCCTCCGCAGAGGGCAACAGCGCGGTCACCGTGCATGTAGTAGGTGTGTGTACACTCGCACACCTGTGACTCAAGCTCAGAGTTCGGGCCTCGGTCCTCCGAGTAGCCTTTGGACCTTACGGGTGAGCCGTCCGAGTCTTCCGTCCACGGCTCCGCTCGTAATGCCAAGCCGATTTCCGAGTTCTGTCGAGCTGATCCCGAGGTGGTAGTGGTCTCGGAGGAGTCGTTGATCCTCAAGAGGGAGGAGCGCAACGACCCGTGAGACATCGGCAAGTGTAGCGACATAGTCTCCGCCTTCGTTTGGTGCTCGGTGTTTCACCCGAGCCTGTTCGTCCGGCTGAGGCGGACTAGTCCACGCTTCCTCATCCCAGATCTTCGTGAGTGTGTCTCGGATGAGAGGGAGGTCATAGTAGTACAGGTCTTCGATCTTGTAGCCCAGGACCCGGGCCTTCTCCTTCTGGCAGTAGGCGATGCCGGCCATGCGCATGGACTTCAGCAGCTTGTTTCGACCGTGCTCCGTGCCGTCCTGGTACTCCGCTATCTTCTCCTCGTGCGAGTACACCCAGACATAGATGGTCTGTAGGATGTCCTCTCGCTCGACCATCGGATAGCTGCGTCGCAGGTACGAGGCTATATGAGCCGCATTGGCGGCGATGTCGATACCCTCAACCTCCGACATCAGGCGTACACCTTCCCTCGGTAGATGAACCGGCCGTTCTGCACAGGAATCAGTTCAGCCTGTACGATGCTGCCTTCCACGTGGATCAGGCCGAAGGCCTGTTGCCAGTTGGCAACCCCCGACTTGATGTAGGTGGCCTGGCGTAGGTCCATGCCGTGCCCCACCTCCAAGCCGGAGATCTGCCTACGGGCAGCACCCAGCCCCACCGTCTCACTGACAATCCCCGCACGGTGCGTGTGACCACACACCACGGACCGATCAAACTTCTTAGCCAGCCCGAAGGCTGTCCGCCCTGCCACAGACGAGAGGCTTCCCTCGTGGCCGTGAGCGGCTATCCAGCCGGGTGCGATGGCGAACGGCTTGCGGTGGTACACGACACCCAGTTCGTCAAGGCCCAGCATCTCCTCAAACCGCAGAGACGCCAGGCTGGCGAGAGCCGGAGCGTACCGATCCACGTACGTCTCTACCCGCTCATCATGGTTGCCGAGCTTCACCCAGTTCACCCGGAGCCGCACGAGGATCTTGCGGGTGTCGTCTACGTCCTTCTGCAAGGTGCGGGCGTACTCGCCCGCCATGCCCTTGTTCCACCGTGACGGCTGCGGCTGGTCCATCAGGTCACCGATCTGGCCGACCTCGTTAGGACGGAAGGCCTTGATGAACTTCTCCATCACCCGAATGAACTTGGGATCATGGTAGGGAACCTGTAGATCCGGTAGGATAAGAGTCGTCTTCACTACGCCCCCCAGTTGACATCCGGCAGGTCACTACGTACGTGGCCGGAGGAACTAATATCTAGGACAGGGATATCCTCAGCAGCCATGTTGATACCGGTGCGCAGAGCGCCACCCATGTTCATGAGCCGCTGCTCCTCCTCACGGGCAGCCTTGTCGGCTGCCTCGGCTCCGCTGTTCGGCGGGAGGTCGAACAAGGCGGGCTGGACGAAGGTCGGGTAAGTCTCCGGCCGGTGGAGCACACGGATCGGGTCAACGGGGTGCACCGTGTCCACCACATCCGTCAGGAGCTCCGTGTCAACGTCGTTGCCGTCCACCTGCCAGGCCACCACCTTCGTACCGTTGTCGTAAGTGAACACGTACTGATCGGCCTTGCCTCGTACCCTTGTGAGCTTGAGCGTCATATCCCTAGCCTCTTCCTGAGGTAGTCTGGGCCTTCTTTGAGTAGCATCGAATTGACATCCGTATTATCGGGCATGTGAACCGGCCGAGCCTTGATCTCCCTAGCGAGAAAGCTACCGAAATCCCGCCCCGGTTCGTCGCCATCGGAGAGTGCATAGATGACAGGGTAGTCGTCGAAGCAACGACGATAAAACGATTTCCAAGCCTTGACACCAGGGACGCCGATCGCAGGGATTCCGATGGATACCAACGAGAGTGCGTCAATCTCGCCTTCGGCCACACAGATAAAGTCAGACTGCGCGAAGAAAGATTCAACGTGATAAAGATTCGTCTCAAATCCGGAGAGATTGAGGTACTTCGGTCCGGAGTCCGCTCCGATTGAGCGGAATTTAAGATTAACGACACCAGCTCTGGTGACATACGGTATGCTGAGCCGTCCTCTGAACTGCTCTTGTCCTGGGAGGGGGTCCTCGACATAGCCAAGGAGCTCACCATCCGCGAAGCTTAGAGAAAGACCTCGGCTTGCCAAGTACTCTTCCGCTCGCCACAGGCTGCGATTGTACGTCTCGGCACTCGTTTGAAGTAAGTTCCGTTGTTCGGCGCTCAGCAGCATCCCTGTCCAGCCCCTCCATTTCCATCACGAGTTCCACAGGGCTCCACGACTTCCCGCAAACGTGACACCGAAGCCGGGGGTTATCTCCGAAGGTCATCACACTGGCACTGGCGTGCGTGTCGTCATGGACTGGGCAGCTCACCCGCTGCCACACAGGCCGGTCGGAGACCACCACGCCGTAGTGGCTGAGTACTCCTCGGATCATGAGGCCCAGTCTCCCAACCGTTGGATAATCATGGCGTCGTCCCAAGGCTGTCCTTTGACCTTCACGACCAGGATACCGCCAGGAGCCTCAGAGAGCCCCCTGTGGGCTCTGTAAGCCTCTCGCTGCGCTGCCAGGTCCCTCCACCAACCACGGACCTTGGAGACCGGCAGAGGGCGCTCTGCGCCCTTCGCGGTACGAGCCTGGTAGGTTTTGAGCTGAAAGATCCAGTTGTGGCCGTCGTTCACGAAGAGGTCGCCTTCGTCTTCCTTGCCCGCCAGGTAAAGACGCTCGGCAAGGATGCCGTGCCCTCGGAGGTAGGTCATCAGCTCGGCTTCTGCGTTGAACCCCACACGTTTGTTGTTGATCGCTGTATTAGCCATTATGGCATGTCCTCGAAGGTACATTGAGCCGGAAAAGCTTTCAGTATGAAATGGTCTTTCCCCGATGGGTCTTGTTTGCCGTGTCGATTCTTGAGAGGAGTGATCGCCAGATCCCCTGTCCACGGCATCGGGGCGACACCTAGGATTAGTGAAGGCAGTTGCGAGACTTTCTGCATAATCGCAGAGCGAGGCGGTACCGGATTTCCCGGTACCGATTCACTCATGTGATGCACCAGGAGCACACAAGCGGAGTAGTCCCGAGCAATACCTGCCAGGTAGTCAGTGATTCGAATGGCGGTGGTGTGCTCGCTGTCCTCAACGTAATTCATCTTCATGAGAACGTCCACGACCACCAAGACCGGAGGGGTTCCGAAGACTTCGTTGAAAGCCTGAAGCTCTTCTTCAACCTCTGGTAGGGTGGGATTCGGGCTGAAGTTCCATTTGATGTGGTCGAGGTCAGTCAGTTGGGAACTCGCCCACTTGGGCTCCCGGTGCATACGCTCTTCGATTCGCTCTGTGTTCACCCGCATTCTGCGGGCAATCATGCGGGAAGCCACCGTGGTTTCATCACTGTCATTGGAGAAGTACAGTGTCGGCAACTTCCACGCATCAGCCAGAGCGAGGGCCAGCTGAGTCTTGTAAGAACCCGGCTGGCCGGCGATCAGATGCAGTCCACCCCGCCGAAAACGAACACCGTTCACCGTGAAGCTCTTGAACAGGTCAGGAAGGGCCTCGCCCCGGTTTCCTTCCTGGCGTAACGTCTTGGCGAGCGACAGCACTAGCCCCCCTCAACCTCCGAGTCAAACTCTGCGTACGAGCTGGGTTCGGTGGCAACCAGCAACCGTAGAGCATCAGCCAGCTCATCCGCATCCGGACGGGACTTCACAGAGATGAGTATGGCCTCAACCACAATGCGGTTCCAGTCGTCCTCCCCGATCTCCGGGTAGTCCTCCCAGCCGAGGATATCATGGTCGATGGACTGGCGGATACCCTCTGCCGCCACCGCTAGCGCCACTACAGCGCGTGCCTGCTCTCGGAGGCTCATCCCCACACCCACCCAGGCTCGCCGGTCTTCAGCCACACAGCGGGGCACTGAGACTGACCCTTGGGCTGCGGGCAGAACAGGGCCTGCCACTCACCACGGGCACTGGTGCCCTTGGAGTGCTTACGAGTACCGTGCATGCACTGCTGTCCACCCGGAGCCGGAGCAGCCTGCTGAGGCTGCTGCTGGGCCGCAGGAGCTGCCTGCTGGACGGGCGCAGCCTGAGGGGCTGCGTCCTTCGGGTAGGTGGCGTTCAGGTCCGACAGGGCGCCCTGTAGGATTGCCTGGATGGAATCCGGGTTCAGGGTCAGGAGCTCGTTGGCAGCGAACACCACTTCCGTGAAACTGTACTGAGCGTCACCAGGCAGACGAAACGTGATATCAGGCATTCTTAGTCCTCCACAAGTTCGATACCGGGGTACTTGACCCCATGGAATTCCCGATCAGGCTCGACCTCGAAATCCCCGAGGTCAATATCGCCACACTGCCAGCACAAAGAGGGGATTTCTTCATAGGCCAGCTCTTCTGCCTCTTCCGAGCTATCCGCCTCCACTGTGACTGTGAGCGAGGCACTTGTCTGGAAGTGCACATGGTACTTAGCCATTCAGCACCTTCTCGATAGTGTAAAGATGGGCATCCTTGCCGCCTACTGCGGCGCAGCCAGCCGAGACTGAGCAGTAACCACAAAGGACGGACTTGTGAGGAAGGAAGATCTTGTTCTGGATCGCGCTCTTGAACTGTACACCCATCTGGGCCAGACTGTCAACCGTGTAGGGCGACATATCGAAAAGATCACTCATCTTGTTCAAGCGGGGGTTGTAGAACGCCCCGTACTTGGGGCGCTCGCCGTACTGCACCTCCATGCCCACCGCGTACATGCCGAGCTGGAGGTCGTTGTCCGGCATCCGAGAGCCGGTCTTGATGTCCACCACGATCAGGTCGGACGAGTTCGGCACGTAGAACACCCGGTCGATGGAGCCTCGGCACTTCCACTCGCCGATCTCGAACTCCAGTGAGAGTTCCACGCCGGTGGTCGTCTCGACCTCGCCGGTCTCCTGGTCGAAGCCGACAACGGCTTCATCCCAGATCTTGAACTGGGTGGTCTTGCGCCATTCGATGTAGTTCCGCACGAACTGCGGACCGAGGTCCATCCAAGCCAGGTAGTCCTCGCCATCGGGCTTCGCCTTGGACTTGCGCCCTGCCGTGCGCCACTTAGACACATCCGGGAAGCGGGTCTTCTGCTCTTCAACGCCGGCGTTGAAGGTGTCCTGCCATAATTGGTCTATACCATTTTCTGGAAAATTTTCCACGTCGTACTGCTCGGTCACCGCGTGAACCGCGCTGCCACCCACCAGCCACCAGGACGGTAGCTCGGGGACGTTGGCGATCTTCTCCAAGTAGTACCTGGCTCCGCACTGGAGCCAGCTCGACATGGAACTGTAGCTGAAATG